GTCGACGCACGCAAGGCTCTCAGTGGAAGTGACTTCGCGGGCCCGGGTCGCAGTTTCCCCATTGAGGATGACGAGCACGCCGAGGCCGCCCTCATGGACGTGGGCAAAGACAAGAAGCTGACGGCAGCGGAGAAGGCCACCGTTCGGCGCCGGGCCAAGGCCAAGCTTGACGAAAAGAACGATCGGGATTTGCACGAATATCTCGGCAAAACCTACGGGAAGAAGAAGTGACTGCGTTGCATAACCCAATTCATCCAAATGGCTAAAACTCCGACAGAAATCCGATCTTTGGCGCGGGGCCATACAGAAACGGCGCTGAATACCTTGGTTGGCATCATGAATCAGCCGGAAGCGCCGCCGGCGGCTCGCGTTGCCGCGGCAAACAGCATCCTGGATCGAGGATGGGGAAAGCCCACGCAGCCACTTTCCGGTAGCGATGATGAAGAGCCGATCAAGCTGCTGCATCGTATCGAGCGGGTGATCGTTGACCCAAGTCCTGCATCTCCCAACAGCGAGGGTGTTCCGTCCGCTACTTGAACCGGCCCGCTACAAGGCCGCTTATGGCGGTCGCGGATCTGGCAAGTCGCATTTTTTTGCTGATCTGCTTGTGGAAGATAGCCTTTACGAAAAGGGGTTGCGGTCCGTCTGTATTCGCGAGGTGCAAAAAAGCCTCAAGGACTCGGCCAAGCGCCTGATCGAGGACAAACTGCAGGAACATCGCCTGGGTGAGGCGGACGGATTCAAAGTCTTCCGTGAGGTGATCGAGACGCCGGGCGATGGGATTATCGCTTTCCAAGGTATGCAGGATCACACAGCGGAGTCCATCAAGTCGCTGGAAGGATTTAAGCGAGCTTGGGGTGAGGAAGCGCAAACGCTCTCAGCGCGGTCCTTATCGCTTCTGAGGCCCACTATACGAGCCGATGGTTCGGAGCTCTGGTTCTCATGGAATCCGCGCCGCAAGAATGATCCGGTCGATATGATGCTGCGCGGTTCACATTTGCCAACCGGTGCGGCGGTCGTTCGGGCTAATTGGTCTGACAATCCGTGGTTTCCGAAGGTGCTGGATCAAGAGCGTCGGGATTGTCTCAGGGATAACCCTGACCAGTATGACCACATCTGGGAGGGTGGCTACGCTGGCGTGATCGACGGCGCCTATTATGCGAAATGCCTGGCAGAAGCCAAGGCAAAAGGCCGGATCGGCAATGTTTCGCCTGACCCGTTGATGACGTTTCGAGCGTTCATCGATATCGGCGGTACGGGCGCTAGGGCTGACGCGGTTTCGATCTGGATTGCTCAGTTCGTCGCCCGCGAAATCCGGGTTCTGAACTATTACGAGGCGGTCGGGCAGCCTCTCGCAACGCACATCAACTGGCTGCGTGAGAACGGTTACGGCAACGCGCTGATCGTTCTGCCGCACGACGGGACGACACAGGACAAGGTTTACGATGTTTCCTATGAGAGTGCGTTTCGGGCTGCGAAGTTTGAGGTGGTGGTGATCCCGAACCAGGGCAAAGGTGCGGCGGCGATGCGTATTGAGGCTGGGCGCCGGCTGTTTCCATCGATTTGGTTCAACGAAGGCACGACGACGGGTGGGATTGACGCATTGGGCTGGTATCATGAGCGCAAGGACGAAACTCGGAATATCGGCCTTGGTCCCGAACATGATTGGTCGTCTCACGGTGCTGATGCGTTCGGCCTGATGTGCGTGGCCTACGAAGCGCCCACTGAAACGCGTGAGCGCCTGCGCCGTCGTGCTGGCGGGTGGATGGGCGCCTGATGGCCGGTGACTACGAAGATCAGGCCAACAAGGCTGACGGCGATGACAAGCCGAAGTCCGACTGGCCCGAAATTCATCGTGAAGCGTTGCTCGAATATGAGCGCGACTATGCGCGCGAGCAGGGCAATATCGAGGATGCCTACGAAGACTTGCGGTTCCGCCGTGGTCGATTGAACGATCAGTGGGATGCGCTGGCGCTGGAGGCTCGCAAAGGACGTCCATGCCATGTCGTGAACAAGCTGCCGCAGTTCATCCGTCAGGTAACGGGCGATATGCGGCAGTCTCGGCCTGGGATCAAGGTTGTTCCGGTCGACGATGGTGCGGACGTGGAGACAGCCGAGGTCCGCGCCGGCATGATCCGGTACGTCGAGAACCGCAGCAAAGCGAAGCACGTTTACACCACCGGCGCTGACAGTCAGGTGACTGCCGGTATCGGTCATTGGGCTGTCACTACCGAATATGCCAATGCCGGAACGTTCAACCAGGAAATCCGGGTGATCGGCATCGAGGACGGCGTGTCGGTCGTCTGGGATGCCGACTCCTTCCTGCCGACACGTTCGGACGCCGATCATTGTTTCGTTCCGAACGACATGACGCGGGCGAAGTTCAAGAAGCAGTGGCCGAACGCGGTCCAAAGCGGATTTGACACGTCGCTCTGCGGCTCAGGCTCTACCAGCTATTTCGATAATTGGCATCATGATGATTATATCCGTGTTGTCCAGTATTGGAAAAAGAAGCCGCTCAAGCGCACGCTGGCATTGATGCCTGATGGCTCGATCGAGGATTTGACTGATCAGATCAAGGACGCGCCAGAAGATCAGGTCAGGGCCGGTCTGAAGTGGCTCACGGAACAGAAAGGTGCCCGCGTCGAGCAACGCGACAGCTATTCAATCTGCCGATACTTGATCACGATGGCCGAGGTTTTGGAAGAGTCCGACTGGCCTGGCATGCACATTCCGATCGTCCCGGTCATCGGTGAAGAGGTCCGCGTGGGACGTGATGTCTACCGACACGGGATCGTGCGCTATGCCCGCGATCTACAACGAATGGTCAACTACTACGCTTCGGCCGAAACGGAAGTGGTGGCATTACAGCCGAAGTCCCCATTCGTCGGAACCAAGAAGCAGTTTCAGGACCACTATGATTTGTGGGAAACTGCCAACACTGAAAACCATCCGTTCCTGGAATATACGGCCGATCCTCAAGCTCCTGGACCGCCGCAGCGTGTGCCGCCTCCGGTCCCGTCTCAGGCCATCCAGTTAGGCGCCCAGAACGCAGCGAACGACATGAAGGCCGTTATCGGCATTTATGACGCAAGCCTAGGTGCCAAGTCGAACGAAACCAGCGGTGTGGCCATTGCTCGGCGAGATCAGCAAGGCGATACCGGGACATTCGTCTACCATGACAACTTCGCGTTGGCGATCGAGCGCACCGGTGAGATCATCAACGAACTGTTTCCGAAGATTTACGACACGCAGCGCACCATTCAGATCCTCGGCGACGACGGCCAGCCCAACATGGTGCAGATCAACAAGCCGATGATCGTCGATGGCATCGCCAAGATACAGCATGATATGTCATCGGGCTCTTACGATGTCGTGATGGAGCAGGGGCCGTCCTACGCGACCAAGCGCGAGCAGGCCCAAGACGGCATGACTGAGTTTATCCGGGCCTTCCCCCCGGCAGCCCCGTTGATCGGCGATATCTACGCCAAATCGATGGACTGGCCGCATGCTCAGGAAATCGGCGAGCGACTTGAGGAGGCATTGCCGCCTCCGATCAAGGCCAAGCTGCAGGCCGAGCGGGCGCAAAAGGATCAGGCTGCGGGGAATCCGCCATCGCCTGAAATGCAGCAGCAGGCAGCCCAGCAGCAACAGGCCGAGCAAGAGGCGCAGCAAGCCAAGGCGCTGCAAATGGCAGAGCTCAAGGCCAAAGCCGACGAGGCGGAGGCGAAAGCCCGCAAAGCCATCGCCGATGCAGACAGGGCTGAGGCCGAGGCACAGTTCGCGAAGGTGGCAACCGCCCGCAGCCACATGGACGAGCTGCGAACGATCGAGTCACATACTCACGACCAAGCCCGCAGCCATGTGATCCACCGTCAGGATACCGCGCACGCGCAGGACAGGCATGAGATCGATATGACGCGGCAAGGGCTGGCTGAAGCTAGGGCAATACAGCAGGCGCAGCAGGGCGCTGAGCAGCACCAGGCGAACATGCAGAACGCAACCGCTCAGCCGGAAATGGCTGAAAAGTAGGCTTGAATGATGCGCGGCAGACCGAAACAATATAACTCCAAGCGTCATAATCTGACGATGCGAGTCACAGAGAAAATGCATGATGAAATCAAGCGCCGATCGCAGGAAGCGGGGCGCTCGATGAGCGAAGAGATAGAACTCATCCTCGAAAAGGTGATTTTCCCGATCTGCATTGCGCGAGATTGGGAAACATAAATTCCGGCGCTTAGACGCTGGTTGGCAGCCGTCCGAAAGGGCGGCTTTTTTCATGGGTAAATCATGAGCGGCGAACAGACGGCGGAAACGCTGGCTAACGATACCACTGCGACTACCGAAATCCCGGTCAATGACGGCTTCATTGATCTGGATGCGCAGCCTGAACCGGCGGACGAGAATCCAGACGACGAAGGTCAAGAAGAGCAGCCAGAGGCCAAAAAGCCTGAAGGCGAGGAAGAGACCAAGAAGAAACTGAGCGGCGCTCAGCGGGCCAAGCTCCGCGAACAGCGCCTATTGAACGAGCTTTCCGCTCGCGATCGCGAGCTCGAAGAACTTCGGCGTGCACAGCCAGCGGCAAAGACTGCCGGCGCGGCCGAAGACAAGCCCCCGCGTGAGGAGGATTTTAACGGTGACTTCTTCGCCTTTCAAACCGCCAAGACGGCCTACGAGGCTGGCAAAGCGGCGGCTGAAGCAGTCGAAAAGCGTCTCGGCGCCCGTGAGCAATCCGAACGTGAGGCGAAACAGATCGAAATCGCTCGGGAGCGCGACGTTGCGCACATGGAGCGAGTCGAAGATGCGCGCGAGGTAATCGCAGACTTCGATCAGGTCATGAAGGGTATGGACGGCGTGCAAGTCCGTCAGGACGTGATCGATGAGATCAAGTCCTCGGAAAACAGCGCTCTCCTTGCGTACCACCTCGCAAAGAATCCCGACAAGCTCAACGCACTGAACAGCATGAGCGGACGCGAGCTGGCCCGAGAAATGGGACGGCTGGAAGCCACTGTGAAGATGCCGGAAGCGAAAAAAGCAACAACCGCTCCCGCTCCTTTATCCCGCCAGAGAGGCGGTGCCGCGCCACGCAGCCAAGATGCTGACCTGGCGGCTTATCTCAAACGTACATACGGCTGAGATTCCAGCGGGAGCCTTTCCTAAAAGGAACAGGCTTCAATGTCCAATACGACTCTTAATGCGTCGATCATCGCGAAAGCGGCGGTCGGCATCCTCGAAAACGAACTTGTCATGGCGAACGCGGTTTACCGCGGCTACGAAGACGAGTTCGACAAGAAGATCAACGGCTATACGGTCGGTGATACCATCACCATCCGCAAGCCCACTGACTTCACCGTGCGTAACACGATCACCGCTTCTGCACAGGACGTGACGGAAGGCAAGCTCACCTTGCAGATCAACAAGGTTGCGGGCGTCGATTTCAAGTTCACCTCGCAGCAGTTGACCTTGAACATCGCCGATCTGTCCGAGCGCGTCATCCGCCCGGCGATGATCCAGATCGCCAACCAAATCGACCTCGACGTGATGTCCCTCTACAAGGATATTCCGCAGTGGGTTGGTACGCCCGGCACTCTGGTTCAGTCCTTCGCAGGCTTCGCCAAGGGCACCACCAACCTAGACCAGCGCGCGGTTCCTCAGAACGGCCGCTCGGCCGTCTTGGCGCCTGCGGACTACTGGGCGATGGCCGGCAGCCAGACCGCGTTGTTCCAGCCTCAGATCGGGCAGAACGCGTACCGTAGCGGTAAGGTGGGCAACGTCGGCGGCGTCGAGACCTACATGTCTCAGAACGCTCCGACCTTCACCACCGGTCCGATGGGCGGTACTCCGCTCGTCAATGGCGCCAGCCAGAACACCAGCTATGACACGACGGGCACCAATACCCAATCGTTGATCACAGATGGCTGGACGGCTTCCGCTGCGTCCCGCGTCAAGCAGGGCGATGTCTTCACGCTTGCCGGCGTGTATGATGTCAATCCCGTCACCAAGGCAACGCTGCCGTTCCTCAAGCAGTTTGTTGTGACCGCTGACGGATCCTCGGACGGGTCGGGCAACCTCACCCTAACGATCGCGCCGCAGATCATCGTCTCTGGTGCGTTCCAGAACTGCTCTGCCGCGCCGGCCGACAATGCAGCCTTGACGTTTGTCGGGTCCGCCGGAACCGCCTACACGAACAACCTCATGTTCACCAAGAACGCTTTCGCGCTCTGCATGGTTCCGATGGTACGGCCACCCGGTTCGGTCGATTGTTCGCGTCAGAGCAAGAACGGGATCAGCGTTCGCGTCATCCCGTACTATGACGGCACGAACGATGTCAGCAACTGGCGTCTTGACTGCATCTACGGCGTTCAGACCATCGATCGGCGTCTCGCGGTTCGCGTCAGCGGCACCTGATCCAGCCTTTGCATCACCGGCGGCGGCCTTAGGGCCGTCGTCTTCGTTTGGGGCGTAAAGCGGAGAAGATCATGTCTGAGAAAGTCCCCACTTGGGGTTACGGCAAGGACGGTCCGAAGCTGTTCGAACTGGAGGAGGGCGAAAGCCTGCCGTCAGGCTACTACGACCATCCGGATAAGATGGAAGAGGCCGAGACCAAGCCGGTAAAGCCGACTCTGAAGCTTCCCATCGACAAGAGTATGGACTGACGTGTCCAAAACTCGCGCCGAGTTCATCAATCAATGCCTGACTAACCTCGGCATTATCGCCGAGGGACAGTCGATTGATGCCAATCTCGTGACCAAGATGGACGGGATCGTTGATCCCACTTTCGCAAAGCTTGCGGGCCTCGAAATCTATTACGTGCAAGATGCCGGCGAACTGGGCCCATCTGACGGCGCTATCGAAGATTCCGCCTTTCTGCCGTTGGCGGATTATACCGCGAATGCTGCATGCCCGGCGTTCAATCTGCCAGCCGATCAAAAGATGCAGGCGTTGGCCCTTATCGCCGAGGCAGAGCTGCGAACCTTATCGGCTCCTCCCCGCGCGCTGCGAACCCTGCGCGTGGATCCTGCTCTGATCAAGTTCCACCGCGTCTATCGGGGCGGCTTTTGAAGAAGCCTATCCCGTTTCCGGTTCAGACGGCGCCTGGTGCGAAGTCGCAGGAATCGGGCGGCCAGATCATCAACGGCTATGTTGATGCGTTGGGAGCACAGGCACCTAATCAGACGGTCATTCGCCGCGGGCCGGGTTTGCTCAACTTTGGCACCTCGGGCGAGTCCGGCTTTCGTGGTGCCACCCTCGTCAACGGTGTTCTGTACGTCGCGTTCAATGGCAAACTCGATAAATGGAGCTCTGCCGGCGGTGCATCAACCAATATCGGCAATCTGGTAGGCACCAAGCGCGGCTTCTTTGCTGCCAACAACAATACCACTCCAGACCGAGTGTTTGTCGATCCTGACGGCAATATCGCCACTTTCACGGAATCTGCGGTTACAAATTCCTATCCTGATCCGGACTTGCCGGCGGTCAACTCGGTTGATTTTCTGGACGGCTATCTCGTCTTCACGACGGGGGACGGTCGGGCCTTCGCGACGGACCTTAACTCGACCTCCGTCAACTCATTGTCGTTCGGCAAGGCAGAAGCAAAGCCGGATGGGCTGGTCAGGGTTGTGGCGTGGGGCGGCCGGCTGCTTTTCTTCGGCAATGAATCGATCGAGGTGTGGACGGATGCGGCAACCGTGCCGTTCCCGTTTGCACGCAGCAATGTCATTCCTCGGGGCCTAGCTGGGCCGTATTGCGTTTCGGGATATGAAGACGGGTTTTCGCGAGGACCGATCTTCGTCGGGGACGACAACTGCGTGTATGCCCTTGAAGGCTATACGCCGACGAAGGTTTCCACCACTGATCTGGATGGCCTGATCGAGGCCGTCACCGACAAGACAACGCTGGAGGCGACTTCCTATATCTCGCGCGGTCATGCTTTTTGGCAGTTGTCATGTCCTGCGTGGACCTGGGTGCTCGATATCTCGACCTCGCAATGGTTCCAGCGTGACAGCTATTTGCAGAACCGTTCGAGAATAGCCGGGGCGATCAATGCCTTCTCGATGTGGTTGACGGGTGATACTCAGACCGGAAACTTGCAGCAGATTATCACCTCGGCAAATGATGAAGTCGGAAGCCCGTTGCGGCTTCGGATCGAGAGTGGCCCGGTGATGAACTTTCCGGGGGGCACCGTCGTAGGCCGCGCGGATTTCTACTTCGTGACAGGCGTTGGCGTTGCGACCGGCAGCGATCCTGATCAGACCGATCCTGATGTTGAGATTAGCTGGTCTGACGATGGCGGTATCACGTGGAGCAATCCAATTTTGCGCAAGCTCGGGCGTCAGTCGGAATCGAAACAGCTCATTTCGCTTGTGTCCTGCACTGGCCGCACCGGTTGGCAGGGGCGCCGATGGCGGCTTGATGTATCTTCATCCGTCTATGCCGGCTTCCTGTTCGGAACGATGTCTGACGATCCGCGAGCTGTCTGATGGCGAAGTTTCGCATGCACCCGCCGGATGTTCAGATTATCGATCCGAAAACGGGCCGCTTTACTCAGGACGGCTATGACCTGTTCAAGGGATTGGAACGGCTCGGCTTGATCGATTTGGCTGATGTTGATCCGACCGCGCCTTCTAATGGGCAAGTCCCGGTGTTCAATTCTACGACAGGCCTATGGAAGGCTGGGAGCAATTAACTTGGCGAATTACAAACCGTTGCCGGACGCCGAAAGACTTCGGTGCTTATTTTTTTATGATTCAGAAACCGGAAAGCTTAAATGGCGCGTTCGCACGCTCGCGAACGCCTTCACGGCGCATTCGCGCGCGTAGC